CGGGGGTTCACGCAACACAAGCAACGACCAGCCATCACATTTCAACACAAACAGCTTTCCATCCACTTAAGTCTTTCAGATCACAGCATGTGGTTTGCGACTTTTGAAAGCTGCCTTAATGCAGTGGATTTGTTTGATGTTTTGCCAGCCAGCTGACGTGATCATGTCAATGATGACAATCGTCCCATCTGGGTCGACAGCCAGATTGTCTGGTTTGATATCCAAAACGCCAAACTGTGCACAGAAATTGGCAAGATGCTGCAAACTGTAAGCAAAACCGCCTTCCGCTTTTGGGAGTACGTGCTCGCCTTTGTACAGCCTTGGAATGTACTCGCGGACAACAATCTCCTTGCCATCCACGAAACCATGCCAGTACCATTTCGGCGTACGAACTTTCCAGAGCGAATGTTTGCACACTTCATCCGTGACTTTGTTGCTCTTGAAAGCAGCTTCCGCGATGCCAGGAATGTCCGGGTTCAGAACCTTGACGACAGCCAAATTGGCGCCTTCTTCTTCCACATGCTTGTCGTTCATTGAAACCAGGTAAACCTCAGCCTCAAAGCCTGCGCCTAGTTTCCGTGCACGTCGCTCGTCATGCAGCAGTTCGGGGAGCTCAAACAGCGTTGGTTCAGTCCAGCTCTTGCACTCGGCTGCTGCTGCCTGACACTTGGCCAAGAAACCACGCATTGCATCATGCAGCAGGTCTCTGTTTCTGTTGTACACCTCGATGGCTTCATTGTGCTTCTTGTGCGCTCGCACAGCATCCCAGAAGTTCAGCTTTCCATAGAGCTTGTGCAAAGCCTCATTAGCCGGTTCCTTGGCGCGAACTTGTGCATAGAAGCTCTCAGGCGCCACACGCTTCCAGACTTCCTCCACGTATGGTGCGACCTTCTTGTACACGCCACCCCACAAGCTCATCTCCGAATGGGCATCAAAACGCATCACAACCAGCTCAAGCTGCTGCATAAAAACCTTCTTGCTTGTGCGCGAGAGCTGTAGCAAAGTCATTGCGATGTGCTCGAGCTCATCACGGCCCAATGGGATCTTGTGCAGAATGCAATACTGCACATTCAGAGCAAGGGTGCGAGCCAGACCTTCGATGTTCGCAAACGGTTTGACCTGGTTCTTCAGATCCTCCAGCGCTTGCGTCACCATCAGGTCGCGCTGTTCATTCTGAACCGGGAAAGGCCTCGAGAAATACTTCGCAGCAAGACGCGGCAGAATGGGCACGACACCGTTGCGAGTCATGAAGCGATTGAGGAAAACGGCATAATCGCACGCCAGTTCAACCTTGGTTCGAATCCTGAAGCACTTGTCAATCCCGTTAAACGGTGAGCCGTTATTCTTGTTGAAAGTGGGTTTCCGATCAAAGATCACCAGGGTGTCGTCACCTTTCTCGCCCTCGAAAACCGCTTTGGTGCCAATCATCCAGGCCCGAGCAAGTCGAGAGTAGAACTTATTCAGCAGTTCGGTCCAAGGCAAACCTGAACCAAGCTGTCCGAATGCTTTGAACATGGCCTTCACCGTGATGCAACGAGCTTTCCACTCGATCATGTAAATGTCAATCACGTCAGCCACGATCTCGCCACATTCAGCACCAAGTAGGTCCTTGAGCAACAAACGGAAACTCGCACGCACCAACAGCCAATGCGATGCATCCTGCGAAGAGAAGTCATTCATCAACGCGTAGAACACATCCAGGCCTGCCACAGCTTGAAGGAATTTCGGTTCCAAGTCAGCATCGTCATACCCAGGTGCATTAAGCGGAACGATATGCGGCGGTTGCCTCACACGAATTTTCTCCTCAATGGTTCGAGCCATGTCCGTGAGGAAAAGTGACACCGCAGGTGGCACACTTGCCACGGGCTGACCACCTTTGTCCTTCAAGGCGCTGATTCTGCTCGCCAGTTCAGTCAGGTCTGTGATCGGGGCTCCCGCTTTGCGCTGTGTTTTCACGACATTGTCAAGGGTTGAATCCTCGCCAAGCTTGTCGTAGTCGAGCCGCGGCTCCACCACTTCCTCTTCAGCATCAGTCTTGAGGATCGAACGAGCTAGATGGGCGATTTTCTTAGCCTGCAACTCATCAGCATCCACGTCAATTGGTGCTTCTTCAGTCATGTACACCCGCTTGTAGCGTTTGTAGGCAGATTTCGCCATGTTCTCGACGTCATGCGTGGCAGCCATCCGCGACAGGAACGGCTTTGCTTTCAGCTCGAGATCACCATTCTCATAACCATACCGCCGAATGTTGGTCGCAATGGTCAGATTACCGTTTGATGCGTTGTGAACTGCGAGCACAGGCCGGAGAGCATACACGAGGAGTGGCTTCTTTGGCGTCGCAAAAGCGTCAATGTCGAATTTGCAACCATCTGGAAGTTTTGAGCACTCCGGAAACTGCATTGCCATGCCGACAAACTCACGCACATTGAAATTCGCCGGTGGGTAAACCGAGTCGATCAAGTCATAGCAAGTCTGCAGACTGGCAGGCAGCAAGCGGCCAGAACCGAAGGGACCACCCGTCAATGGGAATTCCATGCGCCCGAAAGTGTACTGCGACGTGACAATAAACGAGCAAACACCTTGAATTTCGTTTGAGTTCTTCAGGGTTGATCGCTTTTCAATCGCCTTGCCGCCGTGCTGGGTCACAATGGAGATGTGTTTGCCTTCTTTGCAAATCCGACCAATGTCTTCGAAACGCGCTTTGCCACCGCCAGCCAGGTCCACGAAACGCTCCAAAGCTGGGAATTCAGCGAGCAGATTCTGGAACTCACTGCGTAAAACGTACAGATGGCATGATTCGCTATGGCGTGTAATCGCCTCTACGAAATGCACGTTGGCGTCTTCCTGCTTTGGAACATCCCTCGCCCCGCCGTTGACAAAAACGATCGTGTGCTCCCACTCCATGCCGAAGGCTTCATGCGCCGTCAACCATCCCTCACGCTTGGCATTCTGAGTTATACAAATGCATCCGCAGTTGGGTTGCTGAACGGTTGGCACTTTGGCGACGGAATCAATCACATAGACCCTGAACTTTTTGTTAGGCGGCTTGGACATCTTTAGATCGATGTTGCGCTTCTTGTAGTGGTCAACCAGAACCGGAAGTATGTCGCCCGGGCAACGGTGAGACGTGTTGAGTGAAACAATCGGTTTGAGCCAGTCCTTCACCCATTGCGCCTCAGAACCACGTCCAGTAAAATCCACCTTGTACATCTGGCCAACATCTCCATTTGCCACAATCACGGCTTTTGGGAAGAGATGCGCATAAATGCACAAAGCGCCATAGCCTGCCTGATGCACCTCATCCAGGAAAATGACGCACTCGTCTTCCATCTGCTGCTGCATCGCAACATGCGTTGTGAAAGTTGGAACATCAAGGCGCTTCTTCAGACAGGCCGCCATCCGCTTGAAAGGGCTAAATGCCATGATTTCCGGCTGCGCGACTGTCAGCATTGCTCGAATCTGCGTAACAACCTTCTCAGCATCCTCGCGATTGTAAGGCGGCACACGCTCAGGTCGCCCGCGCAACAACTCACAGATTGATTGTGTCAGCGTCGTTTTACCGGAACCGAAAACGCCGTTCACGTAGATCACGCGTTCCGGCCGATTCTCGATTTTGAGCCCATTCAGCCTTGCACCGACGTCCGTGAGCAGATCTCCGAGACCATCTGGACGTTCAGCACCAACTGCAACTTCCTGAAGGAACTCTTCGACTGCCTGCTTCACCGCTGGTTCCTTGTCAGCTGTTCTCACTTGAGCTGGTGGGTATTCGAGCATGTAATGTTCGGCATCTTCCTTATTCACCAGTCTCAGGAAGATCGGGTTCGTCAGTGGTTCTCCGCTGGTGTAAAGACGGTTCTCGCCGTCGGTTACGTAAACGGAACGTCGGTAAACTTCCGGCACCGCTTCTAGCACACGGCGTGAACGTTCATCGTCCATCTTACCAGCCTCAACACCGAGCCGAGTCAGCACACGAGCATGCAGTTCTTCATCTCCATACACAGCAGCTGCGATGCAACGGGGCAAGCACATGCCGTCGCCCACCGGATCCAGGTAGGGAATTGGCTCAGGTTTGACGTCACCCACAGGCCGGAAGACACTCACTTCACGACGGCTCCGCGTATGCCCAGGCACAAACACATCGTAGCGTGTGCCTTCATGCAGAAAACCGCAAACTGCGTGTGTGACGCCACGCGTGTGTTCAGAAACGCTGATTTTGTTTCTGTCTGGTTCCACGCCGGTGCGTCGCATCCAGGTTTTCTTTAGACGCACAGGCACGAAAGACATGCCGAAACGCACAGCGGACCAGATGACGCCAAGTCTCGCCACCCAACGGAGCAAACGCCAGAAATTTCCTGTTCGCCCCATTAGTTTCGCGTAGCGCAGTCTGTCAAGACGCAGCAGTTTCATGCCATAGCTCACGATTTTCTCGAGCGTGGCGAGTGCACGGTCCAGAAACAGAAATTGGGTGAGCGTGCGGGGTGAAGATTTCACCGTTAGCTCCGAAACCCTTTCCTGTTTCGCCCTGGTGACTGGCGCATGTTCGGCCACCACACCCACATCTGCCAATGCGGTTATGATGTCGACGCCTCCACCACCGAGGTCAACCTGCAGATTCGGAAACAAACGTCGGAGTTTGGACCGAAGAAGTTGTTCAAGCCCTTGCACCTGCCGTAAGATGGCAACTGAACGACTCCCACGCAGCTCAAAGCCACGACGAGTCGGCAGCACGCCGGCCGACAGTTCCTCCATGAAAATGACGGGCCAAAGGGCGTCCGGCAACAAGTACTGCACAACGCGATACGCGGCATCTTGCATGTAGTATGCAAGGCGACCATGAATCAAATTCGCATTGCGGTTGCGCAGTTCGAAACCACGCCAAAAGCAAATGAGTTCAAGATTGGCACGTTGCGACGCACTCAACGCCTCATACGCGTTCTTGAGACTGCCACCCAAGACACGGTAGACGTTTGAAGTTATCTGCGCGTAAGAGCGCAATGCCTGCATCTTCGCAGCCAACGTCATGCGTGTACCGTCTGGGTTCTCATCAGGCATTGCCGCAGCGTACTTGATCAACCGTTCAACCAATTCTTTAGGCACGCGATACCTGGCCATGTCTGCAAAAACACCCTTGCCAACGAGATGTGCCATCGGCACGTCGTAGAACGTCGCATGCTCAATGGTGGTGTTGGCAACCACAGCATTACGATCAGCAAGATGGAATTGCAAAAGCACGGTCGGCCCGATAGCACGAATCACTTGGCTGACGACGTTTCCGAAAGCAGGTTCAAACTTAACAAACCAGTTTCTCGGTTGTCGATGCAAGTAGGCTTTCTCGGGCCTCACTTCCATGGAAGAGCGTGGCGCATAAGCGATGCCTTCGGTGGTCTTCTCGACATACGTCTCAACGCTTTCCGCGAAAAAGCCTTGACCAACTGGTAGTCCTGCCACCCACATCGCTTGGGCGCAATCAGCGGTGACTGCATACCAGCGTGGGTAGCAGTCTTCAGTCTGATTCAGCGCCAGCGTGGTGATGCGTTCAAGCACTTCCTCAACTTCCTCAGCAGGCATCTGTTCCTGCACATGCACGCAGTAAACAGCGTCGTACGCCTGGTTGATTTGGGTCACTTCATTGTAGACACCTAGTCCATTCTGACCGGCACGCATGAGGTTAACGATCGCCTGGTACCTAGCTGCCACGTTGGGCACCGGCGTCGTCACATCATCCATGCGCAGAACATCATAAACATCGTGTTTGTACAGAACACCAACATTCACACCGAGATTAAGCACTCTCGCCACACAACTCGCTGAGGGTGAAACCAGCAAAACGTTGTTGTGGTTCGCAAGAGTGCGCTCAACCGCCGCGCAAATAACCTTGGTCGTGATCTTGTGCACCGCGTGACCACTGTACGAGCCATCTAGGCCTCCTTGCACAGTGATACCTTGCGGGAACAATTCCTCGAGACAGCGCCGAGTCGACGGCGCGATGTCAGCCGGCACAGCCACCGGCTGAAGTGCAGCAAACTCCGCTGCCAGAAACGTATCCTGCGCGGCGAGGACCCGATCCCCGCCCGCCTTCGCGAATTCACGAGCCAACATTTGGCCCGCTGTTCCCTTG